GTTGGGTGTAGTGCTCAAGTGTTAAACTAAACACATTCCGAGTTATGGAGACACGCACACGTAGTGTAGTAGACCCGCCAGAGCTAAGAACAGTAATGTTCTATCCGAATCCAGAGGTCACAGTGGCCGCTGGAGGACGAGTTCTGGAGCCTAAGAGCCACGACTTCGTCGTTCCGGAGTATATCCGGTCGTTCGAAGAAATGACTCCAAACAGCGAGGGAAGCCATCACATATGGAAGCCGTTCGAGCACTATAAAGTGCAACGACTGAAACCCAATGTGAAGGTAAAACTCAACGTAAAGACATTCGAGTGGGAACCAAATATTTGGTACTACGCGGATCTTGACGGTGAGCTCCCTTGGGCCTACTATGGACGACTACCGGGTGGTATCGTTCATGCATATGGCGACCCAGGTCGACCTGTTTATGGTCTACCTGCGTTCTATGAGAAGCGTCATGATGGGGGGTTTGTACCCCATCCTGCTGACTATGATAAGCTTAACGAACATGCCTTACGGCATCTTCTTCCGCATATCAAAGCTGAGCTAAGTCTAGTAAACTCGTTAATCGAGCTGAAAGACTTCGCTACGCTCCCAGAACAGATCCGAGAGATTAAGCGTTTTGTTGAGAAGACGACGAGAAGTCGTTTTCTTACCTCTAGCCTTGCGGCTATAGGTTATGGTTTAAATACCATATTCAAGCGCCGTCGTAGCCCAAAAGCTACGGCAACTCTCAGAGAGGCCGCACGTCTCACGGCTGGAGGCTACCTTCAATGGAAGTTTAACCTCTCGCCGCTTATATCTGATATCGCAGGAATACATACTGCGATTACCCAGTGGTCAAAGCGCGTTAGCGATTTGATTACACGGGCGGGCCGAAACCGCGCGAAGCATTTTAGCTTCAAGTGGCAGGAATTCCCTCGGACGTTCGAAGAGTTCGATAATATTGAATGGTTTGTTGAAGAAGATTATCTTCTCGAACCATGCCAACGTTACCGGCTCAGTAGATTCGTCCTTGCGGAACCCTCGGCATTCCATGCAGAGATTCAGTATAATGCAAATTATACTGCTTTTCAACTCGAGCATGCTCGAGTCTTGACGCTTCTAGATAGTCTTGGGGTTAATCTTAACCCTCAGATTATTTGGAACGCCATCCCCTGGTCATTTGTAGTTGATTGGGTACTTTCCGTTGGAAAGTGGCTCAGTCAATTCCAGATCCAGAACATGGAACCTCAGATAAACATAACTAGGTACCTAACTTCTGTCAAGCGTGAGAGGCGAGTAACCGTTCGTCGAGAAATCGTGAACGAACTCTCTCAAAACGTTACAGGCAAGAAGCCAAAGGTGCCACTACCAACAGTTCTCGAGACGTCATATAGACGTAGCGTCGAGCTGCCAGGTAGGAGCTTGATTGAATCAAGCGGGCTGAACTCAACAGAGTTCACCTTGGGTGCTGCTCTCGTGATATCACGTCGCAAGCACTCACGTCACAGAATGCGGGTATAGACCCGAAACCCTCTCACGAGGATTAAAGCATGCTGAGTAATACACTCAACACGAACGAGATCAAGAACGCTTCAGGCACTGAAGTTGAATTCAGCCACCTGAAGAGCAACGACCGTAGCCGCGAGTTCGCCCAAATTGGGGAGAACCCGTCACAACCCCATCGCTTGATGGTTTCCCATCAAGAGTCCGGGGCCGGCATGAAAAAGCGTCGCCGTTCCGTCATCCGATTCGACCTTACGTCGATCTCTGATGTGGATTCGGTTACGCCTATCGTCACCTCTGGTTACACTGTTTTGGACTTCCCGATTGGGGCGTCCGCGACAGCTACCAAGTCGCAGCATGTGCTCGCCGAACTGATGTCGTTTCTTGCCAGCGATGGCACGAACACGACTATCAAATTCGACTGCACCGGCAACGGAGCTGCTTGTCTCCTGAACGGCAGCCTGTAAAGGCTGACGTCTCTTAGAGACACGTCGACCACCATGGGAGTGTGCCCTCACGGGCACACTCCTTCTGGTGGTTCTGGTGTGATCTGTTGCGTTACGGAGTAACGATGGCCATAAGCGGAACCGTCGTCGCACCCCCATCAGGGGTGTAATAACGTTTCCTAATGCTCACGTTTCCATCCTTGTAAACAAGGATAGAGACTGGGACGAGAACTTCTCCATTGGCAATATTGTCATTGAAGGAGATCTCGGCTTGGGCCCCGCCAACCTGCATAGCAACGTCACTGTCACGGCAGTTTACCCAACACTTGAAGACCCTCACGGGTTTTCGGAGTGCGCTGGGGGCTGTCTTGACAGGGACCGTCTTGTGCTTATTTTGATTAGGCATAGGATGTGGTTACTACCAGTTCGTTCGAAACGGTATCGTGGAGAGTGTGCATGCTCTAGGAGGATAACCTTATGGTGTCCAATAAGAGCCTAGATGAAGTTGAAATCATCGCTGCACTCCTTCACGACGTCTCTAGTAGACATGGTGAGGTGTTTAACACTAGGGCATTAAAGCTAACAGTTGCAAAACTGCGAGCTCGGTGCCTTGCTGAAGGAAAAGGTTTTCTTACGAAAACCTTGCCGCGTCTGGGCAAGAGCCTCGATAAGGCTCTTGCAGGAGGTTCTCCGCTGAACGCTACCGAGTTGGGCTTTGACACCCTTCCCGATAGTAAGCTTCCGAGGTTTCTCGGTGAGCTTTTCAGTAGAGTCCTCTCTCCAGATGGTAGGCTCCTCCAGCTACCGTGTACACAGTGCGTCAGTGAACTCAGGCAACTCTTGTATTTGTTTTACAAATATGAGTTGCCCTACACCAATGAGCAAGAACAACAAGTCGTCTCCCGGTTTGAAAATACCGAGAACGATGTCACTAATCTTGTTACCTTTTTCAATGATCTTGAAAACGGTCTCCAAGATAGGCATAAAAGGCGTAGAAGTGGCTGTAAAGACACTTCTCCGCTGAATACCCTACGCGAAGCTAGAATCCTCTTATCGAGGCTCTTCCAGCATTTCGATCCCTCGAACATAAAGCCTAAGCACGGACCCGGAGCGGTTGCTACAAAGCAAAAACTCTGGGATAAGTACTTATGGACAAATGTTTCCAGGAAGATCACAGAGCTGTACCCTTTTGATGCGTATTTTTGTGCATCTCTAGGACACGTCTGTGATAGTTATGATCAGTTTAAACTGATCACCGAAGAGGACCTACCGGCTCGAGTTTGTCTCGTACCGAAGGACTCTCGCGGCCCAAGACTCATCTCATGCGAACCCGTTGATTATCAATTGGTCCAACAGGGGTTGAGCAGGGCAATAGTGCAGTTAGTGGAGACACATGAACTCACAAAGTTCAACGTGCACTTCACCGATCAACTACCCAACAGATTTGGTGCCCTTTTAGGGTCCTCATCTGGAAAGTACGCGACCTTAGACCTCAATGAGGCCTCTGACCGCGTGTCGGTTGATCTAGTTCGCCTGCTGTTCCCTAGTAACGTTTTACCGTTCCTAGAGGCATGCAGGAGCTCATCGACGATCCTACCGGATGGTCGGCAGTTAAAGCTCCGAAAGTTTGCGCCAATGGGGTCAGCATTATGCTTCCCTGTTGTGGCTCTTACTGTTTGGAGTCTGCTAACCGCTCGGGCAGGATTGGACGCAGATACTCGCGAGAGTATCTTAGTGTATGGGGACGATGTCATTGTACCAACGGCTTTCGCCGCAGACGCAATGAATATCCTAGAGTCATTTGGTTTAAAAATAAACCGTGACAAAAGCTGTACCAGTGGATTCTTTAGAGAATCATGTGGCATGGACGCCTTCCAAGGTGTCAACGTCACTCCGGTTCGTCTTCGAACTGTCTGGTCATCAACCCCCGCCCCCGACGTTTATACCTCTTGGATCGCTTACGCGAACTCCTTTTGGGATAAACGATACTACCGCGTCTACGAGAAAATCGTAGAAGCGCTAAGCGCCGTATATGGTGCTATACCTGACCAGGACATGGTTTATAACCATGCGCCTGCTCTGCGGTACGTTCCGCACGATGCGAAACGGCCTAAACGTAGATGGAATGCTGGATTACAAAAACACCAGCATCATGTCTATGTCGTAAGCTCGCCACTGCAACGTAAGCAGATTGATGGATGGTCGATGCTACTGCGATTTTTCGCAGAAAGCGGCGATCACCCTACAGTATCTGCCAGTGGCCTACACCGATGGGATTGCTCTACCTCCATAAGGAGTGAGCGTCCCTTCGCGGTCGACGAGTACACGAGTCGTGGAACTAGCATGCTAGTTCGACGATGGCGATG